ATCATATATCTACTGTATCACTTACTACTATAGCTGATCTATTAAGTATTACCCAATAGTCAGCATCAAAGTGCATTAGTTCCTGACCACCTTCCTTAACAAGCTCAACTAAAGGTAACGGCACTTGGTATCCATCTATCCCCAAAATGCTACAAGCTTCACCGACTGTCTCTATATCATACCCTGTAAGTTTTTTTGCTTTAGCAATCGTTTCATCTTCCCATTTCTGAAAGGTTTGTTTGTACCAATTTGAATCTGGGAATGCGTGTTCAAACTTTAAATTTTTTGCACTCGAACCCTTTTCCCAAGTTTTGAAGTTTGCATCTTTTTTTAATCCAAATGCTGTTATTCTTTTTTTCTTTTCAGCAACAGATAATGGTGCTGCAAAAGCATTGCTCTGAGTATAATTTTCAGCTATTTCAATAGCATTTTTTGTACTTTTTGATAAAGTTGCTTTTGT